CAAAATGAAGAGTTATTGGAAATAGCAGTTAAGAGCGAAGATTATTACGATTTCATGATTGCTGCTAGCGAGTATTGTATTTCTAAAGAGATAGACTTGTTACGTGTTATAACTCCTGAAGAAGCTAGTGTAGATTATAGAGCTCTCCACCAATCCATTTATGATAGGAAATTAACTGAAAATAAGAGAGTTGGTCCCCTGCGAAATTATGTAGATTATATGTTTGAGCGTTTGCGCTTAACTATAATTGATGCTTTTCACCGTATTAAGGACACCGTTGCCAAGAACTATATTACATTTGGTAGTATAGCTGTTGGTATCGTTGCCTTGTATGGTTTGAAGTCATTTTTCGCCCCTGCTGAACCAAAGAAATCTGCTACAAGTAGACCTATGCGCCAACCTACGCCACCACGAAGAGAACACCAACGTAGTAGTAGCGTACCACCACGTGATCATTCCGATATTGCTCCCATACCAGAATCACGCGAATTGGAAAAGAAACGACCCCGCCGTATAGTAGCAGAGATGGATAAAACAAAATGTACCGCTGAATCCCGCATTGAAGAAAAACGTAGACCTAAGAGAGCTGTTGCTGAATTTTGGTTTTCCGGGCCTAAGTGTACTTGTGATGTTGATGCTTTGGCTCGCGTTTGTCTTAATTCTGTAATGGCTGCAATTCCCGATTTTGTAACATCTGATGATAATTGTAAAGATAATGGAACTCTGTGTTGGTCATGTTTTACTTTTAAGCAATACTGTGAAAGAGCTATTATGCCAGTACTAGAAGAGAATTATCAAATGCGTTGTAGCATGGGACGCCATGATATGGTGTCGTTGTGCTTAGCTGTAGAAGATGCGCTAGCTGAAATAATTGCTGATGAAATATCTAAACGTGATTTACCTTATTTGAAAGCTGAAATGGCTCTTGACCAAAATTCCCAAGAACTGCGATATGGACCCATAGTTAATAATTTGTATAGAATTAGAACTGTAGAAGAAACACCTAGTGGCCCTGTTTGGAAAGACAGAGTTAATGTTTTATTTGTCCGAGGTCGTATTATTTTAACTGTACGACATGTAATAAATTTCCTTAATGAAGAGTGCTCCCTAGTTAACCCCTTTAATATAGATGGCCTTAACTTTAAGAAGAGTGAGTGTAGATTCATTCCACTAACTACCTCCAGGAATGAAGATCTTGATGCTGTTTTGATAGAACTCCCTCGCTCAGTTAATGGACACAGAGATATCATTAAGCAATTCACATTGCAAGAAGACCTCTGTAAATTTTCTGAGCTCCCTGGAAACTTACCCCACTTAAAATATTTAGGCAAACCCGGAGGGAATAGATTGTTGTCCTATAATGATTTTTCCCTTCCTAGTATTACAACATTAGATAGTATGGAGTACGTATTGGATGATAATGATGGATCCAGTAAAGTAATACAATTGCGACAAGGATATAGATATTTTGCTGAGACCAGTGGTGGCGATTGTGGCGCTCCTTTGTTAGCTTCCGCACCAAGTTTATCTCGTAAAATACTTGGTATTCATGTTGCAGGCTACAAAGGAGAAGCTTGGGCTGTTCACATCACACAGAATATGATAGAACGAGCTTTGAGGAGCGTTTCTTTTGAAGCGCAAATTAAACTTGATCTACCATATACTGGTGAACATGTCGTTCCTGAAGGCAATTTTATGCCTATAGGAAAGTATCCCAATGTACTACCTCGCCCCACCAAGACTGAATTAAGACCTTCCCCCATCCATAATTTAGTTAAAGAACCCTTCAAACAACCCGCTGCTCTTAAACCAGTTGTCGTTAATGGTGAACGCGTTGACCCATTGATGACTGGACTTAAGAAATGTGGTGTTGTAACTCCCACCATAGACATAATGACACTCCGTAGATGTAGAATTGCATTAACGTCCTTCCTTAAGAAGGGCCGTGGTAAGAGTTTTAAAGGTATTCTTACTATAAGTGAGTCAATAAAAGGCTTACCTGGAGATGATTTCATTACCCCTGTGAAGAGAAGATCTTCACCTGGCATTCCTTGGTGTTTCCAAGCTGGCGGCACAGCTGGCAAACGGAAATGGCTCGGAGACGGTGAAGATTATATTCTAGACCACCCCGATTTGATTAACGCTTTACAGAAAAGATATGAACTTGCGTGCAAAGGAGAAAGAATGGAAACCATTTGGGCTGACACTCTTAAGGATGAACTTCGTCCTATAGAGAAAGTCAAAGCAGGAAAAACACGTGTTTTCTCTGCTGGTCCTATGGATTTTGTTATTTTCATGAGGCAATATTATCTGCCTTTCTTTGCTCACATGATGCGTAATCGTATTCACAACTTTTGTGGAGTTGGTATTAATGCAACTGGTGTTGATTGGGAAGTTCTTACCAAGAAATTGCGATCGAAAGGTGATAAAGTCGCTGCCGGCGACTTTCGCAATTTTGACGGTACTGAACTTGCCGAAATCCTTTGGGCTTGTTGCGATATCATTTGTGATGTCGAAGACGACCCCACTGACCCGGATAATGATTTAAATAGAAAGATACGTAAAGTTATATTTTGTGAAATAGTGAATTCTATTCACTTACACGGAGATAATATTTACGGTTGGAATCATTCCTTAACATCTGGAAATCCTGGTACTGCTGTTATTAATACCCTCTACAATGTTTTGAGTATGATGTATGTTTTCTGTAAAACTACTGATTATTCCCCTTCATATTTCTTTGATCATGTGTATATGGTCGCATATGGTGATGATAATATCATCAACATGTCCGACTTTATAGCCCCTATCTTTAACCAAGTGACCATTACCCGTGGTTACGCTGATATTGGAATGGAGTATACTGACGAGGATAAGACTGGAAATATTGTACCTTTTCGTTCTCTTTCAGAAATTAGTTTCTTAAAGAGAAAGTTTCGATACGATACAGACTTATGTCGTCATGTTGCTCCCTTGGACCTTGACACGATACTTGAAATGACAATGTGGGTCAGAGGAGATCTTGATCACAATGCTCGATGTGCCATTAACATTGAACATGCATATCGTGAACTCGCTATGCATGGTCGTGATGTTTTTGAACATTGGAGTGTGATTTTAGATAAATTGGCTCACACCCACCTGACAAACCCTCCCATCCTATATGATTATCTCGATTATGTAGGACAAGAATTTGAATGGTAAAGGCTCCCGGAATAGGGCTCTCTATCTATGGTGTAAAGTATGAGAGCAGCAAATCCCGAATCCGGGTAGTAACAGACGAGGGCTCTTTAGCTCGATTACACACTGATGCGTCTTTAAATATAAGTCCTGTGTAACACCCGTCATTTAGGTGGAATGAGTGAACCACTTACTAGACGTAAAAATTACCCACTTGCTACAACTAATAAAGAATCCTCCAGTCCCTCCGGAACTACATCCGGATTTTCTGATAATGGAAATCTTGCCAACAAGAGTTCTACGAACACTATTGGTGATGTTTCCAACGCCATTGCCCAACCTGATGTAACACCAGAGACCCGCTCGCAAGAGATTACTGGCTTTATTGATGATGCAACGACTATGAATGCTAGTCTGCCCCATTTAGTCACACCATCACAAACCGTGATAAGTGATTCTATGGAATCCAGAATACATACCATAGTTGATGTTTTGTCAAGACCAGTGAATGTTGCGACCGGTATTTGGTCTACTTCTTCCCTACAAGGCAATACGATCCTTTCTTTAGATTTTCCCCAGGCTATCTTTGATAAATCAGTTAATGTTGTTGATAAATTAAATTTCTTTGCTTTCTTTCGTGCCGACGTATGCATAAGAGTTATGGTAAATGCCAATACTTTCCAACAAGGTAAGTTACTTGGTTATTTTACCCCTTTTACGCAATATGTCGGAGAACGTGCTAATGTTTCTAATTTTCTAACTTCGAAAACAGCATTTCCTCATGTTATCATTGATGCCTCAACTGGTAATTCGGCTAACCTGGTTATACCTTATGTAGCACCTTATTCCTCTTATCGATTATTCGATAAAACAGGAAATATTGGATCTTTCTTCTTAGTGGTTCTCAATGAACTATTCCAAGAGAATGCTACATTTACGGTACAAGCATGGTTTACGAATATCTCAGTTGACCTACCTTCTGGCCTTCTGAATAACCTAACCACTACTTCTGCTTTGCTTAATAATGTGCGCCGAGCCATGGAACAACATGGTGAGGAGCGTGTAACGCAACGTGTAAATAAGATGATAAGTAAGTTTAAGGCGCAAGTGGCAGGTGAAGCTGAACAGAAATCCTCAGGGATTATCAGCTCCACTTTCCACCAAATTCATGAAATAGCGAAGTTAGGAACCAATATCCCAGTTATAGCTGACGTTGCAGCTCCTGTTTCTTGGGTTGCTAAAGCAATTGCTGCTGTTGCAGAATACTTTGGTTACTCCAAGAATCAGGACCTGAAGGGTCTCTATAAAATGGGACAAGTCCCTGCTTACGGTTTCACAAACGCAAGTGGTCTCGATAGTGGCACTGTTTTGGGTTGTACCCAAGACAATTCTATCGAACCACGTGGTGACCTTTTCGGCTCTTCCGTGGACGATATGGATATTAGTGCAGTGTGTGCTCGCAGATGTTGGGTAGATTCATTTGTAATGACTACTACCTCCGCTGTTGGGGACTCACTGTACTCTTTTCCTGTTGCCCCCGGTTGGTGCAAATACGAACCCGAAGAAAAGTGTTACCAACCCACTACTACCGCTTTTGTTGCTTCTATGTTTAACTTTTGGCGAGGTGGCCTTAGATATAAGATACAAGCTGCTAAAACAGCTTACCATTCTGGTAGAGTACGCATAATCTACATACCCGGTTCATTCAACAGTTCAGTTGATTCAGCTGAACAGGCGTATAACTGGGTGTTTGATTTGCGTAATCAATCAGAAATAGAGTTTTCTATCCCATATAATAATATTTTAGAATGGCAACCTTGCAATTTAACTAACCAAGTAGAATCACAAACTAGTATAGGTACTATCCGCATAGAGGTGTTTAACCAGTTACGTGCCCCTGATTCGGTTCTCGACCGTATCCATTTTAACATTTGGATCGCTGGAGAATCGGATTTGCAGTTTGCTGTGCCAACATTTCAACGATATGTACCTTCCCTTCCAAACACACCCGTCTTTAAAGCCCAAGTACTTGGGACTGCACAGGATCAAGGTTTCAACGATATGGTAGACAAACCACGTCTGTTTGAAACTAGTCATACTAATAAGATTGATCCCTGCAAGTATTCTATAGGTGAATATGTTTCCAATTTAAGATATTTGACACGTAGGTTTGCTCCTACACAAAATATCACTAGTTTAAATACTGGACCTGCTTGGTCCTTCCCAAATTATTATTTTGGGTCTGCCTTTAATCCTGGCGGAACTAGTCCTGATGATATTTCTAACTTTAAAATAACTCCAGTTGAATACATTTCATATCTTTATAGATTCTTTAGAGGCGGCATGCGTTGGAAAGCAATGTATAGCGGTCCGGTTACTGCAGGTGGTTACCAAGAGTTCTTGTTAGCTCATGGTTTACCAACTGCTAGAGAAGCTAGTTCTATAACGACATCCCTGTATGATAGACTTTTCAAATCTACTAATACTTTCATTCATAGAACTTTTAACACAGTAAATCCCGTTGCTGAGGTTACAGTACCTTTCTATAGCCAGGTTCCTGTCCGTGCCATTGTTGGCACAGATGTTGCGCAACCTAGCTTTTTGGAAGATTCTGCGACTATTTATAAGATACAGACCTATTCTGGATCTGGTTCTGACAACGTGGAAGTTTTCCGGGCCGCGTCCGATGATTTTTCATTCGGATGGCTCGTTGGACCTCCACGTCTCAGACCCAGAGATGGTTTAGGTTTCCAACTAGACTTCTCTGGATTGGCAGTGGAAGACCTGTTCTATAGTAATGGTAATTTCTTAATTGAGAATATACCACAACAAGGAACAGAACCAATACCAATCGGTAACTATAAGATCGTGGCGTCAACAGCTGATTCGATCCCTGTCCTTTTCAATAGCGCTGCAGGCACTATAACTGAGTTGTATCCCACTACAGATTATGTTCTGATATCTGTGTCGGATCCAAACAGTTATAGTCTCCTGAACAACAGTGCTACTGAACCATCCACTTCTACCGGATACAATGAAGCTTTAACTTTGGCTTCATTGCAAGGACTTGGTGTCGTTGGCTTTGACTTAGTTGAGGTGTAGCAAAGTACGGCTGCGTACATAACAGTTAAGCTTCTTTATAAGTAATTT